GACTATTTCTTTTGGTGGTAGAGGTTTATTACAACCTTTAAGTAAGTAAAGTATTACTACTAAAATTGATAATGCTATTATTATGTAGTTTTTCATTTCTTTGGTGGTTTTGGTAACGACATCCAATATTCAACATTATTATATAAATTTCCATCCCAATCAGACCATTCTTTATGTATAAAATCATAATCTAATACACGATAATAAATCATATCATCCCATCCTCTCAATAAACATAATACTTCATCTGTTGGTAATTCATTTTTTACGTTTATCCATTTCATCTTTTTAGTTTCTGTAAATATAGTAAAAATTAATTAATAAAAAAGAGGTTGCATAAATTAATATAACAACCTCTTAAAACTTAAAAACTATGAAAGAACAAATATAGTTATTTTATTTTACTATTTATATATTTTTCCAATAATCTTTTAATGGTTGCGTTTTCAAAATAGAAACATCCCAAACCGATTATTATTATTAACGTGAATTTAATTGTGACTAAATCTAAGAAAAGTAATCCATATACTGAAAAACCTACTATTAATATTCCTAATATGTTGCTTATTATATTCTTCATTTTATATTATTTTAAGTGTAAATTCTTTTGGTAATAAGGTTAATAATGTTTTTAATGTTGCTTTAGAGTTTGTTATATCATCTAAGCCATCTTTGTTAATATCTATTATCTTTTCTCCTACTCCGATACAACCTAGTAATTGACTTGAATAATTAGCAGGATGAATAAGTATTAAACTTCTATTAGGAACATCTAAGATATGAAAATGTTCTCCATATTTCTTGCTTCTTCTTCTTACTACTTTGTAAGTTCCTACTGGTATACAATCATCTCTTTGAGCGTTACAATCCTCTTCTAATTCCATTGTAGCACAAAAGAAAATAGGCTTTTGTCTATCTTGATAAACTGCCAATTCTCCTATTGTTTGAGTTTTTTCTCTACGTTTACGTTCTATTAATACATCAAAATCAAACATATATTATATTAAAAATCGTTTCTATTAGGGTTTCTTCTCGGTCTTAATTCCTCTAAGTCCTCCTTTGTTGCAATGTTACCCTCTTTAACTTGTTTCATAAACTCAGCTAGAAAAGGCAATACATCTTCATCTCTCAATCCTAATTCTTTACCTAAATAAGATGGAATACTTAATTTGCTAGAGTCCATACTTAATATACTATTCTTTAATTCTTGCCCTGCTTCTTCTTTAAATTCCTCTACTTGTTTAGAGTTTAAAAGTGTTTCAATAAGCTGTGAGTCGCTCATCTTAGCTTTAATACGATTATCTATTAAAGTTGTTACATCGCTTTCAGCACCTTTTTGAACGTACTCCAAAACTTTATCTCCTGCAAAAGTTAACATCAAGATAACAATATATGAAATAGGGTTTTTAAATAATTCTTTTATCTGTTCCATTACCAATGTATTTTATCCCAAAACTTTAATAATAAACCAAAACCTAATCCAACTCCAGCAATAGTCCATTTCTGTTTCTTGTCATTGTTTTGGTATTTTTCAATCTTAACAATTCTTTGAACTAAGCCATCTTGACCGTATTTAGTGCCAAGCATGGCAGCTTTCATCTCTTTTACGTCTTGTTGTATTTCATTTAGTTGCTCTTGCATTTTAATTATAGTAAGTTGTCGTTAGTCCATTCTGGTTTTTGAAGTTCAATTAATATTTCAGAATGTGTAAACTTTTTTTGAGGAATCATAAACTGAGCATCTATAATTCCAAATTTTGTTTTACATACAAATTTAGTTTGGTTATTATTCCAACGTATAGTATTTTCATTTTCTACAATTTCATTATTTTGTAAAAAATTTAGTTGTCCACTTGATAAAATATAGTAATCGTTCATAATTAATAAGGTGTTTCAGTTGTTTTATCTGCATCTTCTAAATTAACCGAAGTAGCCGTAATTGAATTTACACTATCAACAACACTAAATTGAGCCGTATCGCCACTATTATCGGGATTGAAAAAGAATTTACAATTTGCACCAAATAAAATTTGAGGGTTTTTAGGTTGTCCTTCATTATAAAAGTCTAAACATTGAGCCGTTGAAATATTTGTGTTTAGATAACTAATGTGTGAAATATAACCATTGTAATCGTAATTGATTGTTGAATTTCTTGAAAATTGACCTATTCTAAAATTGTCAATATTGGTTAAAGAAGAAAGCCAAACACTTAACCCATTTGGATTTGTTGTTGTTTGAGCAATTTCGACTCCATTTATTAAAATTTTTGGTTGAACGCCGTCTTGTATAATACTAATTAAAGTCCAACTTGTTAAATCAATAGCACTATCAGTTGTAACATTATATTGAATAGTTCCACCAAGTTGACAAAGCAACCTAACCTCGCCAGTCGTTAATTGTGCAATGTCAATACCTTCTTGACCAGTTGTATAACCGAAAGACGTAATTCTTGCAACGGCACTTGGTAAAATATTAACGCTTTTTGTTAAAACATTTATTGTCCCAACCGTATCACTTGAAACATTAGCAACTAAACTATCAGCATTAAAATATTCATCTACACCATCTAAAAGAAAAGAATTTGCAATGGAAAAAGCAGAAGAACTACTACCAGAATAAATATTATGTCTGTAAGGCGTTAAAATCATCTTCCTAATTTATAAGCTATTAAACTTCCACTAGATATACTAACATCACTAAACACTTCGTTATAAGGTGTTAATATTGCTCCAGTTGGTATTGTTTTACCTGTTAAGTTCATTGTAGTCATAACATCAGTTTCACTACCACCTTTTGCATTTGTTTCGTTTAATACTGTAAAAACAGTATCTGCAACAACGTGAATCATATAAATATCACTATTTGTTACGGAGTTATCAATGAATACACATCCATTTTCTCCAATCATTTTGCTTAAATCTTCCATTTTTTTTAGTAAAATATTATGCCACCATTTTGTTGATTCTTACCACAATATAAAGGGTATTTTGTTCCATCAACTTCTTGCTGGTCTTTTATGAATAAATCAATTTCTTTTATAAATGTTTCTGCTTTAATTAAGTAATCATCTCTTAAACGCCCATAGTCTTGTCCACTTGCTATATCAGAAGTTTCTGAAAGGTTGTTAAAAACACCACCTTTAGCAATTTGATTTCTTACTTGTGGTAAACTTTCATATACCACGTAATGAGCTAAAGCAGGTTTAATATAACTAGTTATTAAGGTTGAATTGTCAGCCGTTAAAGTAGAAGTATCATCTAATTGGTCTAGTATTTCATCGTAATAATCAGTACCTAGAAATGGTCTAATGTATTTACGCTGAGTCATTAATATGTATTGGTCAATATAAGCAGTATCTAAATTAGAGTTAACTACTGCTAAAGTCTTAACCTCACTCGTTGTTATTATCTCCGTTGTCGTTGCCATTATTGTCAGTTAATTCGTTATCTTCTAAAGGTTCAAACCCTAATAATTCTCTTTGCTCGTTCTTGGTTAATACTTCTTTTGGTTCTATCTTATCCTCTATTCCTACTGGAGCAACATTCATAATTCCCAATTCGTAATCAAAACCAGCCATTTTAACTACGTTGTTAAATAGTCTTAATAATGGTTTTTGAAATTGTGGAATAATTAAACCTTTTAAAGCTATGTTATATTCGTTTCTTATTTGTTGATTACTTCCTAAACTTCCAGCAGTTTGTAAACCAGCTAAACTTGCAAACCATCTATGACTAGATATGATTTGTTGTGTTGCTAGTTGTTGCATCTCTGTAAATTGCCCATCTCTAGTAGTTGTAAACTCTGTAATTTTAGCAGATTGTGTAGGGTCGTCTAATAGTTGAATAAACATCTTAGAGTTATTACCTTCATCTGTAAAAGACTTCTTAATACTTTCTACATATTGTTGGTCTGTCATTCCTTGTGGAGCTTGACCAAATAAATCTATTGCCACGCTTGGAAAGAAACCATTTTTAAACATATCTAAATTAAACTGAGCTATCTTATATTCAATATCAGCCCATTTTAACGCTTGTATATTTTCTGGTAATCCATAATAATCATACTCTGGAGTATCATTCTTAGTATGTATAATGAAGTTTTTTTGGTTAGTATCTACTTTACCATCCCATAAAGGAACAATAGCAGTAGGATATTCACTATCGCTATAACTTGAATTGTTTTTTATATCTCTCCAAAAAGCAGAAATATAACTATCCTTATCAGATACTCTATGCTTTGTAGCGTCTTGATAAAATAAGTATAAAGATTCTTTTCCTTTCTGTGCTTCTAAATAAGTATTGCCAGAATAGATGTAATCATAAGCACACTTACCGAATAACCAATGTAGGCTATCGTTGTCAGAGTTTACACTCATAACCCAATCTTGAAACTTAGAATCTAATTCCTTAAAAGGAACTGGCTTACCATCTTTGTAATAGATAAAATCCTCTCCAGCAGTATAAACAGCCTTAGACTGTAATATAGCTCCATGTGTAGGACTTCTTTTTGCTCTTAAAGCTAAATCATTAATATACGTGTTATCGCTATCTGGAAAGAATGGATACCACTTAGTCTGCTTTTCGCTCTTTGTTTGTTTTTCGTTTGTTGGCTTTGCGTCTTGCGTTGCCATTGCTCTTATCTTCGGTGTCTTTTTCTGGTACTGACTCGAATTGTGTCGAGGCTTCCTCGTTTGTGGCTTCTCTTTCATAATCTATATGAGGGCATTTATCGTTAAATAATTTTTTTAGTACTGATTGTTTTAAATTATCGTTAAGAGGAAAACATCCTTCTGTATAACAATACAACTTTCCTTTACCACTTTCTTTTATAATATACATAAAATAAGTTTAAATAAGGGGTAGAATTAACTACCCCTCTATATTAAGAACCAAAGTTTACAGTTCCACTTGCATTAGAAGATATACTTCCTACAAATTCTCTGTTTAATTCTCCACTCTTACCGTTCATCATTAACGTATAAGCGTTTTGACCTTGTAATTCTGCTTCTAAAGTAGTCGATACCGAGCAATTTAATGCTGCATCTCTACCTAGTAATTCATCCCATCCAACTACAAACGCTTGATTATAAGAACCTGTATTGATATAAGTTTCTACAATCGCTACAACTTTACAAGAAGTAAACAATGCTTGTAATGCAAAGGCTTTAGTTTTGTCTAGTTTTGGTATTCTAGCCTCGATAGTGTTATCTATCATAGAGCTTCCATTTTCTTTAGAAGATTCTCCAACTAATGAAGCTCCCTCATCATCTACTTGTATTTCAAAAAATACATCACTAGTCGCGTCCATTGTTACAGAAGTGTAATCTTGAACTGAACCAGCAGTAAATGAAGTTATGTTTTCTCTATTGGCTACAAAAATACGCTTGATACCACCTCTACGATTCTCATCTGTACAAGTTACTAGGATATCATTTGCTAATTCTGCCATTTTTATTAATTTTTATAGTGAAGGGAGTAACCGAAATTACTCCCTATAATTGTTATTTAGTATGCTAAAGCTACAAGCTCATAGTGAATGATTTGAACACCTAACTTGAATTTAGTTGTTACTTTCATTTTTTCATCATCATCATCAGCATATCTGATTTTGAATGAAGTTTCTCCAGCAGCAATATCAGAACCAAAAACAAAGTTGTCTTTTGCTCCGAATACTATGAAGTTTGAACCTATTGCTAAACCAGTACCGTAATGAGGGTTAGTTGTATCAGCTAAGTTAGAGTCCCATTCTGGTATAACTACTAATTCAACACCTCTAAAGTAAAGCTTAGTAACTCCATCTTGAATCATCATCTGACCAGCTACATTAGATTGAGATTCTAAAGTTGTTAAATAGTTATCTTTAACTGTATTAGTTACATAAAAAACTTTTTCGCTTGCTGGTAAATCTCTCAATTCTGGAGTTTGATTATCCCAAATTTGTCTAAGTAACCCTAAAGCACCACCAGAAGCTAAAGCATCTCCAGACTCAAAAGAAGTACCATCTGCATCAATAAATCTTGAAGCTCCGATAGAAGCAGAGTTGTCTAACAATAAAGTTACAAAACCATCAAATTGATTCCAATCTGCATCCGCATCGTTGATGTCAGCAAACCAAACAGCTCTGTTAATATCAGATTTAGCAGCCTTAATGTATTGATTTTTAATAATTGTATCAATAATAGTTCCACTTAAATCATCTCTATTAACTCCAGATTTCATCATCTCGCCAAAGATTGTATCATCCCAAGCATCAACACATTCTTCTAAGTTTGCTTTGATTTTTTCTACCGATAAAGTCTTATCTACAATAGTTGTTGTACCACCAGCAGCAGTAAAACCACAAGTTGTGTATTTTCTAAGAATTTTTCTTAATTTTTGAGGTAAGTAAACATTTACTTTATCTCCTTTAACTGGTACGAATCTATATAATTCAGAAAGGCTAGGTGCCATTTCTTCTGGTTGGTAAAACAACTCATTTATTAATTCCTCTCCAGCGTATGTGTGCGTAAAAGACGCAGCTACTACATTTGCCATATTATTTGAATTTTAAAATTGATGAATATTTATTTTTTAATCTTGCAGTAAAAAATGAAGCTACTGGAGTTTCATCTTCTGTTAAATCTTTATCAGCATTATCTGGAGATTTAGCACTTGCTTTTACTTCTGTTTTTTTAGCGTTAGCTTTTTCTAATTCAGCTCTTAAAGTTGCTATTTCTTCATCTTTAGAGTTAACGATAACATCGTTTGCTTCTTTAAGACTAGTTACCTCACTTTTAATTGAGTTAACAACTTCTGTTACTTCTTCTTTAGAAAAAGATTCTTCTTTGCTCTCAACTTCTTCTGCTACAACTTCTTTTGGCTTGATAGCGTTTAAGATGTCATCTTTCAAAGAAGCTAAGAAACCTTTTGTTTCTTCGTTCATTTTGATTTGATTTTGGTTATTATTTAATTTATTTACTTTGTTTAATAGTGCTTCTTTCATTTCAGCACTTGCACAGTTCATTAATA